TTCGAAGTTAGATCCAGCTGAACATAACACTGTAATAGTGTGTCCATCTTTAACTGATGCAAGTGATGGTAGAACGATAAAATCGTTTGCGTCATTCACTACACCTTCAACTTTAACTGATTTCACACCTGCTGTAACTGAATTGGTGTTACTTTGTGAGTCATCTGCTAATAGTTGCTGTGCTTCAAAGTTTACTCCTTCTAATTCTGGGTTTAACCCATTTGAGATTGCCATAATGTTTTATAGTTAGTTAATAATTTTACTATTTAACTAGTCAACAAGCACATCAAACAATACTGGTGCCATTTTAGTCCAAGCGTTGAATTTGTAATCAATTCTTGATTCTAGTCCAAGTCCTGAAATTTGTGCTCCTGAAACAACTGGGTTAATGATTTGTTTCATTTTTCCGTAAGTTGATTTAACAACTCCAACGTGAAATGCTTTCTTTACTCCAGCGAAAACGTGACCTGATACGTTTTTTGATGTTGAGTAATGTTCTACTCCAAGGTATGAGAAACCTTGTTTGATTCCGTTGTTTAGAACGTTATCTGCTGTGTTGAAACCTTGTGATGCTGCTAGTCTTTCAACTTTAGCGAAATCTTCTTCTCTCCATTGGATGAAGATTCCGTTTCGGTCAGCCATTTCTCCTCCTCCTGCGTTTCTAATTGCAGTTTTGATTTCTACAACGATGTCATCGATGTTTGAAGTCGCTACTGTAATGTTTCCTGCTGCACCTCCAATTGAAGCGTTGTCGAAGTTTGTCCATGAAGCATGTGATGCAAGCATTGCAGTTTCCATAGTTTCGTTCAACATTGTTCCCATATTGTCAGCAATTTCCATGAAGTCGCTGAATGTTTTTTGAGCTAAGTCAGCTTCATCAATGTGCTGTGCTGAATATTTGTAAGTGTCGATTGTTACTGTATCATCTGTTGTAGCTGATGCTGTAGATGTGTAACCTGTTCCTCTTGTTCCATTACCGATAGTTGCGTCTGTTAAGTATGGGTTATGAAGGATTCCTGTGTCTGTGTATGAAACTTTACAAACTTCTTTCCATACTGCTGGTGCAGAAAGACGTTCTTGTAATTTTGTTTCAAATTCTTCTGATGGTACTATTGCCAAAATATTTTATAAGTATTCTCGAACTTTACATTGTAAATGAACTTCGAACCTTATTTGTAAGTTAATTTATTAATTTAACTTAGGAGTTGTAGAATATTCCTGATGAATCATCTTTTTTAATTCGTGCGTTTACTACGTCACGTCTTAATTGCTGTTCTGATGCTGGAGGTAACTCACCTTTTGCAATCCAATATTCGACTGAGTCGGATGATGTATTGTTTGAGCGTTTACTTCCCTCTGGGTTAGCCTTTTCAGTTGTCTTAGTTTCTCTTAGAGTTTTAAGTTCTAATTGAAAGTAAGTACTGTCCAAAAGTGTTTCTAAGTCCTTTCCTGTCTCTTTAGATAGTTTCCTAGCTAAATCTTTTTCATCTGAGTCCTTAATGCCGTTTGCAATCAAGTAAGCAGATTCTCCTAAGTCATTGTGAGCTGGTGCTTTAACTTTCTTTTCAACATCGACTCCTAATTTCTTATTTGTCTGTTCTAGTTGTCTTGTAAGTCTTGCACGTCTAGCTTCTAACGTTTCTGTAGGTTTTTTGATTTCAACTGTTTCTTTCTCCTCTTGTTCTTCTTCGAGTTCTAAATCAGTTTCCTCGTCTTCTACCACTTCTTCGTTTAATTCTTCGTTTTCATTATTCATATGTGTCATTTTTGTTATGGTCTGATAACCGTTGTTAATAATTTTTAATTAGGAATTATAACCTGTTTTTTATAAGTACCTTTTATGGTAGTATAACCAGTCCTGTTTATATTATACCACTATTAGATAGCATCATTGACAAATTCATCAATTGTGATGTCCTTACCTTTAATACTTTTAAGTTGTTCAAAACCATTTAAGATTGTGTGTACTCCTTCAAACTTAGCTCTTAGTTGCGCACCTAGTTCGTCATTAGTAATGTCTTTACCATCTGAGTAAGCATTAGCAATAAGTGAGAATGCTGAGTTTGTTTTCTTTGCTTCTTTTCCTTTCTCCACTACTCCGTCTGAATAAAGAACTGAGAACAATACTTTCTTAACTGCCTCAAATGTTGCTTTGTCCTTACAAAATGCTTCAATCTTTGCTATTTCTAAATCTGTTAGGTTTTCCATAATTATTGTGTGTTAGTTTTTAATTCCTCTGTACTAATTGGCGACTTGATTTTAGCGGCCGGTGCTTGTGGTGTTTGTTGTACTCCTCTTGTAACTTGTGAGAAGTCTATTGCACTCATTCCTGATTCCTCTAGCAGTTCGTTATAACTTTTCGCTAGTCCGGGGATTGTTGCAAAGGCTTCTGGATTAGCCAAGATGTTTCCAACCAACTTACTTATCTTGTCTGCGTTCTGTGCCATGTTTCTTTGTTTTCCTGCAACGTTTACAAATACTTTAACAGGAATATCTTTAAGTTCATCTTTAACTACTTCCATAAACTTCTTTTTACTTCCTTTCATTAGGTCTGCAATGACAACCTGTGATAATGCTTCCTTGTCTTCTGCTGTATATGTTCGTCCTTCTAGCATTCCTTCCTTTAGTCTAGTGTTCACTAGGTTTTTAGTAATTTCTGTCATAACTTCTTCCATCTCGTCTAGTGACAAATCCTCTGAAAACTTAACACCATTGTTCATATCTTTAACTAGATAACTTAATATCCAATCACGATACAAAACATCTGCGAAGAATGTTGCAATCTTACCTCTACGATAGTCATGTATTCCTTCTCCTTGTTGTACTACTAAGTCTTGTAATGCAAATGGTGTTCCTGATACTGGGTTTCTTCCCAATGCTCCGTCAGAAGCTGAACCAAGCATTCTTGCGTTGTTCTCTTGCTGTGTTTGGTAGTTAGTTAGCTCTGTAACATTCTGTAAGTTCATGTCTACTCTTGAAATAGGTCTTCCTGGCTCATGTTTTAGAACTCTCATTTCTTTAAGGTCGCTTATCTTCATGTTGCCATATTCTTCTGAGTCTGTTTGCAACAGATTAACTGCACTGTCAAGCATCTTCTTAATCTTAATACCTGAATAGTTGTTCCATACTTGTGGTTCAAATAGTCTTTCTACAATAGATTTTCCACAGGCTCTACCATGTGAACGAACCTGGTCAATCTTTAATGCTTTAAAGTTATCTGATAGTTTCTTGTCTTTACCTTCAAATAGTTTGATTCCATTCTTTGATCCATCCTTTGCTGTGTAGTAACATACAATGTGTAACTGTGGTGTGTAAACATTCTCATCTCCTTCTTTATCTAACCATGTTTCAGGGAATGAACCTCTCAATTCATATACTTCTATGTATTTAGAAGGAGTTTTAACTTTTCTGTCAGTTGCTGTTGAAATAGTTTTTTCTGCCTGAGCCATTATAATAGCTTCGTCAATCTTATCGTCATCCCATTTACCTTTATAACTTAATAGTTGCGGGATTGAGTATTGGTGTTTGATACATAATGCTCCTGAAAGAATATCTGTCTGGTCACAAAATGCGATGTCTTGTAGTTTAACTACCTCTGGTCTTGATTGGTTTAGGTTCTTAATCAATACAAGGTCGTAGATAACTGAACTCTCTACTACTTCATCAATGAATGTGTCTAACTCATTCTTTCTAGCCCATTGAGGGTGGTACTTTTTAATTAGAAATGACTTGTGGTTTTCTGTTATGTCATCTACAAAAGGCACAATGTCCTTAACATCAAATCCTTCTAAACGAAAAGCAACATCAATAATAGGTGTAACTATATCATTGTAAGGTCGTAGTCCGTCGTTCTCGCCATTGTGAAACCAACCATTAGCTACATTCATACATCTTTCAATGTGGTCTTTCATGTTCCACTCTTTGGAATTTGTCAGAGGTACTTTCTCTGTCTTCCATGTGTTCTCTTCTTGTTTTATATAATCAAATACATTCATATTAGAATATTAGGTTATTAATAAGTGTGTCCATAAAGTATTTGTTATAAAACAATTTCTTTCCTTGCTGTAAAAAATACAATCTTTCTAATGTCTTGCCATCCTTTGTTACTTTAAGTATTACTTTAGTTCTTAAAAACTCTGGCTCTACTGACATTATTGATTCTCTCAAATCATCGGTATCAAATTCAAACACTTTATCATTTAAGCTAATAGTTAAATGAAATTCTGGTTCTTTTGCAGGTGTTTTCTTTACAACTGGTTTTTTAGGTTTTGACATATATATGTAAATTATACCACACTAGATAGCTTCGTTAGTTTCTTTGAGGTCATCAAATGTATATTCCATTAAAGGTTTACTAGGTCTTGCATGTTTATTCATTTGCCAAGCAATACAACAAGCCATTAACAAATCATTGTGTCGTGTTGCTAATCTAACATCTATATCTCTGTCTATCATATCGTTCCTAGAGTAGTACTTAGCCTCGTTTATTAGGTCTTTGTCGTTAAGCTCCAACAACCCTGATTCAATCGCCTCACGAAGCCCTGAGAGCATTGTAGACTTAGTTAAAGAGTTAGTGTTCCATCCAAATGTCTGGGGAGCAACCTGATGTATCTTTATAATTCTTCCAGCACTTGTGTATAGTTTTGCTCCGAGTTGTTGAGCCTTTAGGATAGTCTGGTCAAACTTGTTGTTCTCTGGTGCAATCAAACAACCTCCAAAGATATTTGCTTCTCTAACTATCTCATCACCAAATGCTTCTGGCATAATCTCGTTACTGTTATAAGTTCCTACTACTTGAGCTGGTATAGTAGAAAAGTCTATAAATACAGATGCAGAACTATCAAGTCCAACACCTCCTGCAATATCCATTCCTCCTGCATATCTATGAGAAGGATTGTATTTCTTAAATATTTTAAATCCTGCTAAAACTTGTATTGGTTCTTTTGGTGTCATTAAGTCGAGCGATGCTCTATCGAAGTATTGGTCTTTAGATGCGCTTGGTTGACATAGATATTCTCCTTCTGGGTCATCAGCATTTTTTAATATTTTTTCTATTTCTTTTAATGTATATCTATCCCAAGTAGGCTTCCCATCTTCTATAATAGGCACAATCATTACAGATTTGCTGGGCGATAGTTTTTCTGTAACAAGTTTATGAACATTACCCATTTCTGATATGTAGTTAGCAAGAAATACAGTTGAACCACCTTTTTGTAGTCCTGTTCGTGCTTCTTCCATGTTATCCCAAATATTACGAGATATAACAGCACTTCTTAATGTTTTGCGTGATTCAATATCGTTAAAGATGATGAAGTCGGGTCTAGCCTCCTCCTGAATGGCTCCACGTTGCTCTGTGCCGACAGTATCTGACATAACTTTAATACCAGTAGCTGTTGTAAAAGCTCCCATAGTTTCCTCCCTCTTAAACTCTGACTTAATAAATGTATCCGGATAAAGGTTTAATATTCTAGGTTGAATAAGCATGTTATAAACATCAGTACATAACTGTTTAGCGTTAGTTAGGTCGGCTGACAATACTTTATAAAACTTTCGGAAGTGTGTTGTGTCATTTAATATACAAAAAGCTATAAACAATTTAGTCTTAACGTCTTTACCTGCTCCACGAAATGCAATATTAATAAAGGTTTCTATGTTTCCTTTATAAGCGTGTATTAAATTTAATGTCATTTCTTTATGAAACGGTGCGTCTCCTGATTCAAAATACTTATGAAAAAAGTATCTACCCCAAAGATTAAACTTTATTAGGATTTTATCATCACTAGTTTCTGGAGTAAAATTGAATAAAGCAATTAACTCTTTTGGATTACCCTGTTTGAGTATTTCTTTTATCGTCATCTAAATATTTATCTAATGTGTTATCTACTTTGTCTTGTGTTTCTCTATCTGGTGTTAAGTCCTTACCTCCTTTACCTGTAAGCTCTGTTCTTTTGGTGTAACCCTCGTCTTTAGCCAAAGTTTCGAGAGTATTCCAAGTATTAACCGTTTTAATCCTTTCATTTTCTGATGCTAATAAACTTGGTAAATTTGCTTCTGCTAATTCTATAATCTTTTCTTTCTTCCAGTTTTTTAAATTAACCCTAAAATCCTTATAATTTAAATGAACCCACCTATCCCACGTAGTTGGTTTAATGTCAAGTATCTCTTGTATGTTTTTATAATTTTGTCCATCTAAATATAATTTTCTTATAGATAAGGACAATTCTTGAGTTAGTTCTGATTTTCTACCTTGCATATATATAAATTATACTACTAATCTGTTGAGCTGACAAGAGGATTCGAACCCCTGACCTATTCATTACAAGTGAATTGCTACTACCAACTGAGCTATGGGCGGTCTATAACTAATTCCATAATAAATATAATATGGAGCGTTACTGTGCCCGGGACGGGAGTCGAACCCGTATCCCGTATGAGACACGATTTTAAATCGTGCGCGTATACCAATTCCGCCACCCGGGCAATATTCAATTAAATTCGTAATCCATAATTTTATTTGTTTATATCTTATCTTTAACAAGCCTCTTAATATAAGACTTATCCTTTAGCTTATCTAAGTTGCACGTTCTTAACCCTCTCATCTTTAAATCTAGTATGTATTCATTCATATCAGCGTGACGTATAAACTTTTTTAGAATTTGCTTTTCTAGTTTTTTGCCTGATAGTATCTGTAAATATTCTAGTAGTTCTTGGTTGTCATACTCTCTCCACAGGTAACCTGAGCGATATACTTTCTCTAGTATTTCGGCAGCAATATTGTATTTATCAGAGTAAGCTATAAATGGGTCTGGGAAAGTAGTGAAGTCAATAATCATTAACTAAATTATACTATGTATATTGGTTTATGTCTATACTTTTAACATTAAGTAAACAGCTACAAACACTATTAATACTCCTACGATTGTAATTGAACTCATTAGTATATCTCCCATTGACTCTATACCTTGTGATTGTCTTAACATCTTTTTTCTTTTTGTTTTATGTAAATCTTTCATGGTTATTTGTTTATAGATTGGTTCTGATAAATATGATTCTTCTA